CTTCGCTAAATGAATCGTATGTGAAATCATCGCGATGGCGTGACAAAATCTTTTCTTCAAATTGCTCGTTTAGTTCGAACTTGACAAAGAAATCCATAGCAGCAAGGTACTTGTTGACAAGCGTATTGATAACGGGCACATATTGCTTGATGATTCGAGACTTGATACCTGAGTCGCGCAGAATTATTCCTGCCAGATCGTGCATTTCTCTCTGTGCAAGTAGATGCTTTTTGCGTTCCAAGAGATTGCTATATTTCTCTTGTAGGTCTTTGATGATTTCGTCGTGACTGGTAATGACGGTCTCTTTCTCGAGGCCTTCAATTTCTTTTTGCCAGATAGAGATTTCTTTTTGGCTTGTGCGAACATCGGCTTGGATGCTATTGAGGCTCGATTGATGTTTATGGATTTGCCGAAGTACTCGCTCAATCGCTTCTCTACGAGCTTCGCATGTTGCAATTTCTCCAGATAGCTTAGTGAGCGCATCTTCAATTTCTGCGATTGTCTTTTCTTTCTCATCTATTTTCTCACACTTGATTGCTTGGTCGATATCCTGTGTGCATGTTGGGCACTCATTATTATCGTGGTAGAATGCGATTGATTTTTTTGCATTAGCTTTCTTTAATGTCAGGCTTTTCTCTAACGCAAGGAGTTTTCGCTGTCTCTCAATCACAGAATCATGGTCATCTGTAGACTCGGTTAGTTGAGCGATGGTTTCTTGTTCTTCCTGTGCATTGGCCATCGCGCTATCAATAGCCTGTTCCAGCTCAGCAATGCGCTCGCGGCGCTCGAGGATCTTTTCACCCTTATGATCCTCTTGTTGCTTGCGAAGTTTTTCCTGCACAAGAATGGAATCGGATGTGGATGTCATATCACGTTCGTTTAGATTGTAGTCCTCACGCGCACCCGTGACGCGATCCTTCAATAGCAAGGCCATTGACGAGAATACACGGATGTCCAACAGGTCTTCAATAACCTCACGGCGATTGTTAGTTGATAGCTGCATGAATGGTACGAACGATGACGAACCAAGAATGACAACCTGCGTGAAGGACTTCATGGTAAGCCGGAGAATATTCTTCTCAAGCATTTCTTGATAGTCACGCGAAGCAGCTTCCTGATCCAGGAGCTTGCCATTCTCGATGATTTCAAAGATAGCTGGCTTGATACCACGCCGAATTAGATAGTGCTTGTCACCAATTGTAAACTCTACCTCAACGACAACATCTCGGCCATTGACCGAGTTGACTAGCTGATCCTTTTTGATCTTACGGAATGGTTTGCCATACAAAGAAAAACACAACGCATCCAACACAGTAGATTTGCCAGCACCATTCTCACCAACGATAAGCGTTGATGAATTGGCATCTAGCGAAATCTCTGTGAAGGCGTTGCCAGTTGATAGAAAGTTCTTCCAACGAACGGATGTAAAATGTATCATTTCTTTCCAATAATATCACGAGGATGGTCTTGATTATCCCATCTGTATCGCCCAGTAGAATGTTGAGCGAACCGTTTCTCTTCGTTATTCTCAAAGACAGTTACGCCACCAGTCTTATAGATATATCGGTATTCATTACCTTTACGATCAAGGTAAATTACACTTGGCTCAAATTCCATATCAAACTTCCATTTTCATTGCTTCATTGTATAGAGAATGCATTAGATTGTCAAGCTCTTTTGTGTCAACGCTTGTTTCTAGTGTGCCAATATACTTAGACAAAATCGTAAGGGTATCTTCGGCCTCGTTCAATAGGTCATTCTCGTCAATGGTGTCCATGTTGCGATGGTCTTCAACGATTACCACCTCAATTGGATTGGCTTCATAAAGCTTAGTGGTAAACAAATCAAACGCAAACGGATTATCTTTACCCTGAACAATAAGCTTCACATACGCGCCCGCGTATTTTGAAAAGTCTCTGTCAAGCAAAGCTTCGGTGGTAACGTCTTTATCGTTATACCACATCTTACGAAACATCTTGAATGGGTTTTCTATAAACGCCAGTTCACGAGTTTCCGTATCAAGGATATGGAATCCTTTGGGGTCATCGTAGTCGCTCCAAGTAAACTCAGCATGGCTACCAAGGTAGTGAATGTTCCCAGCAGAAGACCTGTGATGATAATGACCGCTAAGTACCATGTCGAACCTACCAAACAAACCACGATCATCTCCATGGCTGACTGGACTACCTCGATACATTTCAAAACCTGCAAGCTCGAGGTGGCCCATGCAGATTTGAGCGTTTGTTGTGCTGATAAGCTGTAGCGTTTCATCGCGGTTATCATCGCAGATCCATGGAATGAAAAGAATTGGAACGCCATCAACTTTTACCTCTCTAGCGGACTCATAGATACAGAAATCATTTCCGTAGATTTCTCGGATTGAATTTACAGAGTTCGTATTTTTGAAATAGGTATCGTGGTTTCCAATGATGAGGTGGGGGCGGATTTCTCTTCTATGGAGAGGCGATATAAAATCTTCTCGTAGTCGCTTAGCTGTATTGATATTAAGATATTTACGACGGTCAACCAAATCACCGAGATGGATAACAGTGTCAATGCCATGAGTATCGAGATACGGAAAGAAAATGTCATCTAAGAATTTCTTGTTGTTGTCGAGAAATGCGGAATTGTCATTACGCACACCCCAGTGCGTATCAGTGATAAGTGCAATCTTCATTGTGGATTCAACTTCGCTTCTTTAGTTTCAGCGGCCTTAGTTTTTTTAGCAATGCTGGAATCTTCAAAGTCTTTCATAAAGCGTTCCATCTGTTCTTGTGACCACTCACCATACTTGATGTCCGTATCATAAGACCTGATATCACCGCCTTGATTCTCAGATGTAGCACCCATAATGTTTGCTTGTTCAATGGCTGCATACTTGGTATATAAATGACGCTTCTCTCGTTGGATGCGGCGAAGAAATGCAAAGTAAATAATCTGTGTGAAGTATGCGAATGGATTTTTAGACTTCGCAGGATCAAAGTTATTCAGATACAGCAGGCAATTCTCAATGCCATCCGAAATCATCTCTTCGCGGAACGTGTAGTTTGAGAAGTTTGGCTTGTATGCAAGATGGGTAGCAATCTTCATAATCGCTTCACCGATATAATGTGGAATGCGAGGCAGTTGTTTGCCAGCGTCCTTAGCAGCTTGCACCTTTTCTCTATGGATTACCAGCGCATCAAACAAATCCACGTTGTTCACATAATGCTTTTTCTTCTTAGGCGGTTTAGCATAAGTGATTGGCGCTAATTCTTCAGTCATAATATACTCCTAGTGGATTGATAAGCTAATGCCATTTGCAGATTCGGCCATATCGCGAATCATTTCTTGGCGCGCTTCATATTTACGCTTCTCTTCCAGCATAATAAGGGTGCGTTGGTAGCGTTCTGCGATATCTAATTCTACTTGAGAATACACCATTACGTTGCATTTGTCAATAGTTATTTTGGTTTCCATGAGCGAATCAAATGGAATCCAACGCATTATAGTTGTTGTCAATATGCCAGTGTCAAGATTTGGTGTGGCATCAACGACGAATGGCTGACAAACATAAAGACAATCCTCGTCCTCACCTTCGTAGGTGCATAGGAGATCATCGCCGTTATTCATCTTCAAATAATACACTTCGGTCATTAGAACTCTCCTTTAGTTTGATGGTGTGCATTTCATATGCAAACCCCTCAGAGTTGTACATCTTCACACGTTCAATAAGGTGGTTCAATGTGAAGTTCTTATTGTTGCCGATAGTAAGATTGTCTGCAATATCGAATAGTGTCATACTGTCTTTGGTATCTGATACGCGCAAGCCGCGACCGACTGATTGCATAGTTCTAACGCGGCTTTTAGTTGGGCTTGCGAATATGACATTGTGTAGGTTCTTGATATTTATGCCTGTACTAAACGTGCCGTAGGATGCAACGATGATAGCATCTTTTTCCTTCTCGACGATAGCACGAATGGCCTCTCGCTCTTCACCATCGACACCACCGTGAACGAAAAACACTTTGCGATTGCCTGCTTTCTCACCGATCATGTCATACAGAATAGCACCATGCTTTTCAACATATGAATAAAGGATCAGTGTATTCCCCCCGAGAGATACAGCAAGATTACGAATGAATTTATTGCGAGGTTCAAAAGAAATAATGTGTGCAATTTCATCTTGATATGTACCACCTTTTAGTTTCTTTGCTTCTGCAACAGGATGATTCAACACCAGAACTTTGATTTTCAAATCAGCAAGTGTGCCTTGATCCATTAGTTCGCGTGAGGAGATGATCTTGGTTGCTGGACCAAAAAGACCCTCAAGGACTAGTTCATTGACTTGTGAGCCATCAAGCGTACCTGTGAGACCAAACCGATACTGAGTATTGCCCATGGATGTCATAATCTTAGTAAGGCTCTGTGCTTTGAACAGATGTGCTTCGTCACCGACAATCAACTCAAAAGATTCGAAAAATCTTTTATCCATTTCGTAAACGGATTGCCAGGTTGAGATAACAATTGGTTTATCAGTTTGTTTGTCTTGCCCTCCAAAAATTCGGTGAACGAACTCATCAGATACAAAACCATAGTCGGCAAAATCAGAATACAACTGGTGCACCAAAGAAATAGTTGGCACAATAATAAGAGTACGGCAGTCATAGTACCTCGTCAAAAGATAGATGATAAGTGATTTACCAGAACCAGTAGGAGAAACCAAAACACAGCGTTTGTTCCTAACAGCAAGAGCAAATGCGCGTAGTTGATGATCGTGGGGTTCGAACGGAAGCCCGAGCGAATGTGCAAATTCTTTAGCTTCAGTCAATGAGAATTCTTCTGTTGCGTCAAAACCATCAACCGACTCTACGGTGTAATCATGCTCTTGCCCCCAACGCATTACCTCGCGTGAGAGGCCGTGGTAGATTTGATTGTTGCGAGAGTTGAATAGACGGATCTTACCGTCCCAATGTTTTGCTTTGAACGCAGGGCTATACTTAGCACCAGGCACTTCAAATGTAAGATGCTCAGATAATTCTCTAGCAATACCAAGATCACACTCAACACTAATAAAAGCTTCATTTACTTTGTGCAATCTGATATCAGAATCCATTCGTGAACTTTCTCCACTCAATAGCCGACTTGATATCATAACCACGCTGATGAATAGCTTTGATGATTGAGGTTAGTGTCTCTACCTTTTCTTCCTGCATAGAGATGCGGTTGTCTAGCTTCATCAATTCGCTATCAGAATCCACATAGTTATGCACCTCATTCTTCAACACCTTGTGAAGAAAAGGCTCACGGCTCATGCGCTCGAGGTCATCGGGATTGTTTAATGTGCCAAGGTAATACTCACGCAAGTCCTTATACAGACCTTTTTTCTTAGCCATGCATGATCTCAGAAGCGACCTTTCAATGGCTAAGATTTGGATATATTTGGCGTGAAGGGAAGAAATTGCGAGGCTATCGCGATCTAAGTTAAGATCGTCATATAGCGCGTCTTTTGACCAGTTCTCAAGGATGTCTTCAAGTTTCATATGTACATAATACCATTAAGTTTGAGCATTGTCAATGCATTATTTGTATTGACAACCGACTATATCTAAGGTATAATAAGGATGTTGTATCGGGTCAGTCTATCACTCGTCTAGCGCATACTTACGATATCTGAATACCGCTGTGGCCTCTAGATAATCAATTGTGGTATTGGTAGACGTAAATGCTAATTCTGTAAGTGAGATTGGGAAGCAATCATAAAAGAAGATATTGATATTTAGATTCTTAGCACTAGTCAATACCGAAAGAACTGCGTCTGATACGAATGTGGTTGCATTACCAACTGGTCTAAAACCAACTGAGTTATTGCGAATGTCTTTTGACAGGTCGCGTGTCTGCCCGAGATCATCAGGGTGCCCAAGCCCTACAAGCCATCTTTGAATTTCAAAATAGTTTTTTAGATCCTCATCAACCTTAAATGTAATTGATAACGGGTCATATGTCAACCTATCTCCTGGACGTGGTACATACGCAAACGGAGTTGGTGTCTCAATTGCATTCATTGATATGGCTGGAATAGAAACGCCTTGAGCAAAATAGTTCACGGTAGGCAGTCGCTTGATAGCAAACTGGAAACCATTTTGCCCGAGCATATTGATGTTATCTGGTTGATTTTGATATACTGACATACGACTATTTATAATAAAAAAGGGAGAGCATTTCTGCCCTCCCAGTTTGCGGTTTGAACCCGTCTTGTATTGCCTCTCCTTTGAATCAGAGAGGTTTTTATTACATAAGGTTTGTGACCTGCACAAAGCGGTAGTAAAGGTTTGCGCGGGCATCGCCGAACGTACCAATAGAACCAGTGGCATTCGTTGTTGCGAATGGGTTTGCAACCATTCCGTAACGAGTCTTGAAGCCAATTTTTGGCTGGAAGCTGTTTTCACCAACTGCACGAACCATCTGAAGTGGTACGTATGGACAATAGAACAGACCAGCGTCGAATGCTGAAGAGCCCTTATAGCCGATTGTGAAATACTGCTTACCAGATGCAGAAGAGAAGTATGGATCAATGTAAACCTTGATACGACCACCAAGAACACCAGCGAAGGTATTACCAGTATCGTCTACGTTTAGATTGTTTGCAAGAGCTGGAGTGTAATCAAGAACGCCTGCCATCTGAAGAGCCGAAGCTACGTCAGAACCGCAGATGATTACGTTACCCTTACCACGACGAGTTGCCTTGGCAATTTGGTTAGCTTCGCGTTCAATCTGGAACAATAGCCCCTTGAACTTTTCTACCATCCAACGACCGTTAGAGTCAACGTCTAGGTTGAACGTACCTGTTGAGGTTACGTTTTCCTGAGCGCCGGCTGTAGCAGTGTAGTTGATTGTACGAACAACTTCACGGTTGATTTCGGCAAGGATTTCAGCAGCAAGAATATTTGATAGTTCCTGCTCAGCGTCAAGACCGTGAATGGCCTTAAGATCCTGTGCAAGTTCCATTGTGTATTCTGCCTTGAGAGCGCGGCTAACTGCGGTTACAGCAACCTTCTCAATGCTGAATGCCATTTCCTGGAAATCGTTACCACGTCCGTCACCAAGAGCTTCTGCACGAGCAGTAGTCATACCTGTTGACACGTTATAGCCAGCAGCACCAGCCTTTACACGCTCAGTTGGATCAGTACCAGACTGTGCGCGGGCTGAGGTGTTAGCAACAACGAATGACGATGCTGTGTTAGCCTTAGCAGATGCAGAGTAGGTTGTGTTAGCTTCGTTGAAGAGAGCTTCTGTGCCAGTCTGTGATGTGTAACGTGAACGCATTGCGAAGATAAGTCCTGTTGGACCTGTCATTGGCTGAACGCCGCAGATATCATACGCAATTAGGTTAGGCATAGAACGACGAACCAATGAGATAAGCACTGGATCGAATGTGTCGATTGAACCGTCGGCTGCTGTGGATGACGATGCACCCATAGCGTTTGTTGGAGCTGTTTCACCTAGTAGTGATGGAGCCTGGTAACCACCAGATCCAAAACCTTGTTCGCGAGCGGAACGCTCCTGATTTTCTAGAAGCTGTGCTACTACTGAGCGGCGGTGCGTATCCTTGATTGGAGCAAGGTCATTGTGCTCCAGGACTGGCTGCCACTTTTTCTGAACTTGTTCATTCAGAGATTGCATGTTAGTTCTCCTTATTGATTTCAACTAATGTTATAAAAACTTACTTTCTGATACCGCGAGTGATCGCGTTCATGTAAGCAGCCATTTCGCCCGGAACCTGCTTTTCAGCGATTTCTTCGCCCACTGGTTCCTCATCGAGTGTTACGCTTTCGTTTAGGGGGCCGGCCGAACCCCTTGTTGGGAAGTAACTCTCACGAAGGGTAGCAATCTTCTTCTGATATGACTCAATGTCATCGAAGTCAACTGCTTCAGAAAGCGATTGTAGCTTTGCATACTGCGTATCTGCAAGACCTTCTGAAACTTCATTGAACGCAATTACGCGCTCAAATTCTTTAATCTGAGCTGTTAGCTCAATATTCTTTTCGATTTCTTCGTTGATAACAGCCTCAAGAACTTCAACCTGGTCAGCTAGTTCTTCGGTTACATCAACGGCTTCATCTGGAATGTCGATGTAGTGTTCTGTGAATAGATCCTTAAGACCCTTCATGAAACCTTCTACGATCTCAGCCTTTAGCCCGCGCTCTACAGCAACGGCATTGTTTTCCATCCAGCTCTCAACAACATAGTCAAGATATGTGTCTACGCGCTCAACTAGCGACTCGCCTAGGCTTTCTGTTTCTTCGGATAGAGCCAATTCAAATCTTTCGTCAAGAACAGAAATCTGCTCATTAACTTTAGTTAGAACAGCTGCTTCAAATACTTCAGTTGCGCGAGCAATGAAATCGGCAGAAACGTCGGTGCCTTCAAAAATGGCCTTGATATCATCGGACACGTCGAGGTCTTCCTTTGTTAGACGGGCAATCTTGGACTCAGCCATACGGCCCTTTGGATTAACAGATGAACCCTGCATTGGGTTTGTCTTATCGCCCTTGAATGAATCATAAGCTATTGATACTTCGGCCTTCTTCATTCCAGAGAGTGCTTGAATCATAGAGTTAATCATACCAACCTTTGTGTATGGCTTAACGCTAGAACCCTGCATTGGGTTTGTTCTATCACCAGAATTCTGTGAACCACCAGGAGGTGATGCACTTACTCCAGTTGGATCAGGAACCTCAGCATTAACGCCAAAGCTCGCTCTCTTTGCTTCTTGTACGTCGAGCTTATCGACATTTGTGTCCTGAACTGACATATTCATTTCTCCTCAGGTGTTATCAAAAAATGTTTCTTATGTTATTTATAAAATCAGAGTTTTGATAGAAACTTTTTAAAAGCCTCAATCATTACCTCTTCTTTGTTGCGAGTGGTAGCATAACCGTCTTCAATGTCGTCGCGAATCTCAGAAATTTCACGCTCGTGTAGAACGCCGTTTTCCCAAATCCATTCTTTGCCTTCCATGATACCACGAACAAACGCTTGTGGTGCAGAAGGATCAGCAACGATATCAGCAGCGGTAGCAAGGTAGAAATCGCTACCTACTTCCATGATACCATTTCTTTTTGTGAGTGTTCCCATACCGCGTGAAGAGACACCAAGGTTGGCACCTTCCTTCATAAGATCCTTGACGATCTTACCGTATGGTGTGTCCATGATCTTTGCACGACCAATAGCATTAGAACCTTCCATGTGAAGATCCTTAATCATGTGTGATACGCGCTCTAGGTTAATGTTTGGACCTGCAGGATGGCCTAGTTCACCATATGCACGGTTGGTGTCGATATATGCACCACGGTACCTATCGACTTCGCGTGAGACAATATCAACGGGATAAACTCGACCGTTTTTGTTTTGAATACCAGCTTGCATGAAAATGCCTTCAATGAAGAAGTTCTTTTCACCAGACTCGGTAGCCTCGGTTACGATTTGAATATCGCTTTCGTTTAGTTCGCAGATTAGCTTCATTAGTAACGCGAACCTCCTGTGATGGCTACCGTCTTATGCAGCTTGAGAATAAGAGTAGCCGGACCAGTACCAACTTTAGTAATCGTTACATTTGATGTAGCCATAGCTGGTGTGTTATCAACAAGACGACTATCAGATAAGTCATGGTAACTTTGACCTGAAAGAACCAGTACCATACTTGCGCCGCGTTTAACTTCAAAATACACGCTATTAGCGCCACCACAGTTAACATCGGCTGAGATGATGTTCATGCTTGCAACAGTTTCACCAGCAGAATTAGCACCCCATACTGGAGTGCCGTTTGTCGTTGCGTCTACCGCATTTGGTTTGATTCCGCCGCTGTTATGAAACTTAGCAATAATCCAACCACCTTTGGTTTGCTTGTTCATAATGCCTTCGTTATTAGCAGCCATGAGTTACTCCACTTCTACGTTTGAAGCAACGAAGTCCATAATCGTTGAGAATGAATCGGCGCTCTGGTTAATCATGTCACGGAACATTTCCTGATTCTCAGCATTTAATCTTGAATATGTGTCGGTAATGATATCAAGTGTTTCCTCGTTTACTTCTACAACGTCACCATTTTCAAGCTCAATCTCATATGTGTCTTCGCTTGATTCTGTGATGGTAGAACGCTCGCTGAATACTTCTTCCGCATACGCTTGCACGGATGATGGACCACGAATTGGTGTCTTATCGCTAGACGCATTTGTGGCGTTTGCGCGTGTCTTTGTTTGTTGCCCCTTAAATCCAGACTTATCTGCTAGGTCAGATGTACCCTGCTTGATAACACTACGATCACCACCTACACCATGATGCTTTGATTTTGCAATCTTGTCGTCGGTCTCAAAAGCATCGCCTTCTGCTGGATAATCTGTCACTGTTTTTGTATGTGCGTTTGCAAAATCTTGCTCACCCTTAGCACGTGGCTTTAGTTCGTCAGATTCGGCATCTTTCTTTGTTACCGCTTCGCGAAGTTGTTTAAACGTCTTCATCTGATACGATCTCCTGATCTTCTAAGGCCTCTTCTTGAGGCGCAAGCATATTGGACGCAATTTCGATTCGTCTCAGATCAAGAGCATCTGAAATCTTTGCAGACAATGCAGCACCAATATGCTCGCGAAATGCGTTGGCATCTGATGAAGCGGCTGCTTGAATTGCTAGTTGAATCTCTTCCATAATTAAACCTTTCTTATGATAATCTATTTATAAAAACTAATGATTATGGCTGACCAACTTCTTTCCAAGATGTAGTCACTTCATCCCAAACATACATCTTACCATCATCTGGATAAGCAACTGGTGCTGCCCACAGCCATGTTGTTTCTGATAATGTCCAGCTAGGAAATGGCTGTGGTGCATAGAACACATCATTGATATTATCATATGTGTATCCAATACCAGCATAGTTAACTCTTAGTGCTTCACCACCATCTGGCTCATTTGAATTTGGTGCATAGTGAACATTACCTCTTGTATTATATGAGGTTTGAATCCACTGACCAGGTGATGAATCAACAAATGTGTCGAAGAAGTCTGGCTCCGCAACAATCACCTGTGATACTTTTCCGTCTACTACTTTTGCAAAATGTCCCATTGTTTAGTTCTCCTTAGTTATTAGGCTGTATATGAGCCTGAAGCTGTGAATGTTAATACTTTATAATTACCATTAGTTGTTACTGTTGGAGAACCTGTTGTAGTTCCTGTATAGTTCCCATATGGTATTGAAAGAATGACCACGCCAGAGCCACCAGCACCACCACCATATATATTATATGTGATACCACCTCCACCACCACCTCCACCGGTATTTACTGTTCCTGCTCCGGCGGCCACGTTTCCACTTGCTCCGGATCCACCTCCACCGGAACCACCAGCGGCAGCCCCACTATTACCACCACCACCACCACCACCAGCGTATGTTATTGATGATCCTGTAATTGTTGAAATTGTTCCTGCGCCGCCAGCACCCGGATTTGCAGATGCACCAACTGCGCTCGCACCTCCACCACCAGCACCAGCATACGGTGAGCTACCAGATGTTCCAGTACCTCCTGCATTTCCTTGTCCAGTTGTTCCCGCACCACCCGAACCTGTACTAGAACCTCCTCCACTACCACCGCTAGTAGGCGCTATAACTGACGAAGTGGCTGGATTATATGTACCACCAGTACCGCCACCGATAGAAGTCATTGAATTAAATGTAGAATTAACACCTGATGAACCTATAGTTGAATTTGTAGCA